GTGCCATCTGTAGACTTACCATCATTTATATACATATCATCACAAAGATCCATCATACATCTAATAGTGGCCTCAAAGCAATAATCAAGTATAATTGCTTGGTGTGTAATCATATGAGCAGAAATTATAGCTTTACCCATTTACCATCCCCTTTTAAAGATTTCTGCATAGCATCAAGCACCTTCACTACATCATAGCCCAATTCAGAAGAAGCTAATGGTGTAGTTCCTTTCTCTATACAATCTAAAAACTCCCTACATTCCACCATCATAGGTTCTTTACTTTCTATATGAGGCATCACTACATCACCATATGTATAATTCATTATATAATTAGAATAAGATTCACTCATTTTACCTTCGAGTTTCTCTACATTCACACTCTTATTATATAAAGTTATAGTCTTGTCCATAGAATCACACACAGCCATCTGTTTTGTTCCAACAACTACGGTATTTCTAATTTTAAAAGGATCAAGCCAACTAAGATGTAAATTACATAACGTGTCTCCATATTTCATATTAACAAACGCCACATCTTCAGTGTCAATAACGTGCGATTTAGCCATTACTTGAACTTCAGTGCATTTTTCATCAAGCAAATAATCTAAAATGCTTATATCGTGCGGTGCTAAGTCTTCCACCACATTAGCTGGATTTTGTATTTTGCCCAAATTTAAACGTTGTGTATAAATATACTGAACTTCACCAAACTGTTTCTTTGATATTAGTTCTTTTAACTTAATTATTTCCGGGCTGTACAAAAAAATATGACCTACTAAAACTACGCGATTTAAATCAGAGGACAATTCGAATATTTCTTTAGATTCTTTTACATCTAACGTCATAGGCTTCTCTATAAACAGATGTTTACCGGCTTTCAAGGCCTTCATCGCTATATTATAATGGGTATTAGGTGGTGTGGCTATCACAACACCGTCAATATCATTACGGCCAAGACATTTTTCCCAATCCGTATCAAAATAAACCCCAGTATAAGACGGATCTTTAGCAAATTTCTTCAAAATTTTAGCGTCTAAATCAAAGGCGGCCGCTACAACCCCTAAACTATTAAAAGTTCTGAGTAGGTTCGGGCCCCACATACCTAAACCAACTATTGCTAATTTGGCCATATATCTACACCCCCATCTTGTTTTTGTTTACTTTTTAAATGATTATATAATTTATTCATTGCTTCAAAATCATACTCCATACGCGGTTTCCAATAAACATTAAAGTGGTGTATGTCCGCTTGAATTCTTAAAGTATTCCTCAAACCAACCGGCCATTCATGCACATAATGTATGTGGTGAATTCTAGGGTATGCGTTCCTAAACAAACGTAACTGCCAATCTGGATACCAATTTTGTTTTGTATATTCTTTTTTCTTTTCCAAATCTTCCCAATGCCGGCGACAAAACCATACACCATCAATATCTGTTATATTTATTTTCTCTATTAATTCCAAAACACTTTCAGCGAACTCTTTGTCTATAGATTCATCTGGAGCAATCAACAATATCCAATCTGACTTTCCTTTTATCCAATCAAATAACAAATTCCATGTCTTTCCAAAGTTTTCAAATTTAAAATATTTAGTGATACAACCCCTTTTTTCACATATTTCTTTAGTGTCATCAGTCGTAGTGTCATCTATAAGTACATAACTTTCACTAACATATGGCTGTACGCTATCCAACATAATATCAACACAATGAGATTCATTCTTCATAAAATTAGCGCTAATCAATTTCGACATTTTAATTCTCCACCTTCTTTATTAATTTATCACACTGCAGATCAACATATAGAAAGACCCATTCCTTCTATATTATCCCAACAAATCTTCATAATTTCTCAACCTTCATAACGAAATTATTACCTTCACTTCTGTATTCAACCTCTTTAAATCCTATCGGTTCAACCATTGAGTTTAACCAAACCCTATCAAAACATATATAATGGTAATTTCCCACATAATTTTGCGCGCCATATAAACACCAAGATGTGTATTTAGCATTTTTATGTCTCAAATACTCTCTACAGATATTTTCTAAATCCGGGACCCTAAACTCAATAATACCACCAGGTTTAATAATTCTTCTCCATTCCGTCAATATTTTTTCTGTTTCAACTAATGGGAAATGTTCCAAAACATCACTACATAATGCGTACTGAAAAGTAGCATCAGGAAAAGGTAATTGCCTAACATCTGAAACTATATCAGTTTTGTTAGGCAACATACGCATGTCTAAATTTATACATTTGTATGTTCTATCAGGGTAAAAAAGGAATGTTCTATCACCGCTACCAACGTTTAGTGTTAGTTTAGTTTTCATAAGCTATCCTCATATAACAAATTTCCACACTCACATTCTATAAACATATGTTCCCAAGACAACATGAACTGCATATTATCTTTTTTAAGATTTACATTATTTTCAAGTACGTCCCGAAAAAGAACGTTTTCCCTACCACAATTTAAGCAAACTACCTTAAAACCATTACTTTTCTTTATTCTTTCATTTATATCTTCTTGGTTTTTTGAACCAATTAAAGGAAAACCCATTATATTTTCTCCAACTCCTTGATTATTCTATTACCAATATGTTCCCAAGTAAAATTATCATTTATGTAATTTTTCAGAAGCCCGCCTCTATTAGATGCTTCTTCTTGGTTTTCATAAACATGACGCATAAGCTTTGCTGCGTGACTAACATCAGGCTCAGCCCACAACTGATCGCCCCTATACCACGGTGAAAAAGGCATACCAAACACAGGAGTAAGTGAATAATCAACCAGATAACTATTGAAGTCTTTTGCATACTCCCGCGTGCCGCCATAACCAGTAACTATTATAGGATTACCACAAGCACCAGCAGTGAAAGGACTTAAACCAAAACCTTCACCTCTGTCTAGAGACACATAACAATCACCACGCGCATGTAACCCATGCATTTCTGACTCACTTAACATGTTAAGTAGGAGATAAATCGGAGGATAGTAATCCATAGGCGTGACCATTTTAAGTCTTTTTATTGTAGTTCTAATAGCTTCCTTTTCAGCATCTACATAGGAACTTCGATATGTTTTGAGCACCAAAGCAACGTTATCTTCTTCATTAAATTCATGCCAATAGGCTTTTATTAATGAAAGTGGATGCTTTCTCTCGGTCCACTGAAAGATACTATAATACATAAAAGTATCTTTATCAACCCCTGTTACCTGAAAAGGTTCAATATTTTCCAAATCAGACATATTTATACCGTGAGGAACAACTCCAATTGGCTTCTCAACGCCAGAAAGTTTGAAGACTTCCTTGTTCCAATGGCATCCTACCAAAACTTTATCGCAATGTGCATTTATATGTTTCGGCCAATCGGGATGGAGCTTGCTCGTTTCCCAGATCGTGTACCCTACGCTAACCTTACCTGGTTCTTTGTGCTTTTCCCAAAATTCAGGCGTCATGTGCATCAACACAACATTATAATCAATATTTTTATTCACAAGCCCCTCAAGAATAGAACCATCAGGACCTAAATCCGGTCTTGCTTGCTCAAAAGAAATAGGGCTTAATGTTAATGGGACCCCTAACTTATGAAGTGCCAACACATTTCCTCTTGAAGCTTTTGCGTAACCACTACTGTCAAATAGTGGCGCAATATATTTTATTCCTTTAATTTCCACTTTAAAATTCTCCTACTCATAATAATCAAATATAATACATAATTTTGGTTTGTCAAGCATAACCATCATTTATTATCTTTTCAAAACAATAAGAAAGTTCTTTACCGATTATATCTTTTGCTATCATATTTATACCCGGCCAATCTCCAGGCACTTCTTTAAACTTAATCTTGTTTGTAATAAGTATATTTCTTATATAAGAATCTAATTGAAAAGCCTCATGCTTCGTATGGTTTCTGCCCACTTCTACATAAGGCTTTTCTCTGTTCAAATAATAATTAATATTATCAAATTCATTAAATGATTCAATTATAGATCTATCAACATATTCAGGTTCGTTATTTGAATAAGCCACCCCTAAAAGTAACGGACTATCTGTAACTAGGACATCTACTTTTCCGGCCACACGAAGCATTCTGTGCCTTTGATTAGCCCAAACATAACTTTGATTGTTACAAGCTCCACGAGCACTCCATGAAATTTAAGTAGAGAAAAAATTCCTGCGGCCAAGGTAGATTTGCCACAACCAGGGCCGGCAAATAAATTAATAACCTTCATAACTTACTCTCTATTAGTCCTTATTTTCGCTAAATCCCAAGCATAGTCATACAGATGTAATCCTTTACTTGATGCAATTATTTCCCCATCTTCCACGCCAATCTCACTGGCCATGTATTCTTTTAACATCTGGATGGCCGCTAGGTTGGCCGGAAATCCGTTAAAAAGATCCCATGACCTAAAATAAACCATGAAATGAAGCTTTCCTTGACTAATACGTGTGTCAATGCCCCTCAAACACGGAGGATCGTGCAATTGTATAGCTTCTGGATCTCCTACTGTCATGTAAGCTTGATTAGTCCCATACCCATCTTTTTTGTACAAATCAACCACATAAGCGATTTGGCTTTCTAAATATTCTCCATAGGTATAGTCCTCACCTGGCTTCTTTATAGCGGTCATCAAATAAGGTAAATAATCATCCAAATAATCATCTGCTACGGGATTAGGTATTCCATAATTAGGTGGGATATCCGGAAGTAACGGTCTTGTTCCGGGGTATTTAATGTGAACAGTCACATAATCAAATTCCAATCTCTTCTGGCCTTCATAACTCCCTCTATCAATTATGTATTCGTGGCCTTCATCAAGAATTGTCCACAAACAACTAAACCAAGCGTCGGGCAAATCACGTGCTTCAATAAAAATCGGTTTAAGCATAATTCAAAATCTCCTTTTCCTTCTTCTATCTAACAAAAAGTTAGTTAATTATCGCATTTGGTATTACTCTTAGGTTTAACCCAGAGCTTATGGGCTTCATCAAGTTCTGCTGATTTACACATCCATCTATTATATAAGGGATATAAAAATCCAAAATCAAACCAAATCATAGGTTTGGATAATAAATTCCCCCAAAAGTAATACCAAAACACCAAAAGTAACTTCTTCCGTAACATTAAATCTGTTCAGATTCTATTTCTTTTTTAACCTCTTCCTGGTGAAACTGAGGTTCTGGCGCTGAAGATTCTTCAACATAAGCTCTGTAAGCCTCATCAAAAACCTTTATCCATCTATTTACAATAGGCCCTTTAGCGCCCCAGGCTAATTCAGTAGTAACCCAATTATACGCATTCTCGGCTTTCTGCATAGCAGCTTCATAATCATTATGGACTTCCAACATTTTAGCAACTAAATCATCAACATCAACTAGCGGGCGGATAACCTCATTATCATGCGGCAACACAGTAAAAAGACTTGGATTAGTTCCGCTGTTTACAAGGTAACCTTTATCTTCGCTGATTGCTTCCGCCAATGCTGTATTTCTAGGCATAATGATAGGTTTCTTAGCTGCCATAGCCTCAGACCAACTTAACCCCCAACCCTCACCTAGTGTGGTACTCAAAACACAATCAACTGAGTTGTATAACATATTCACAACCTTTCTTGGATATCCTTGGTTGGGCCCGAAATTAGATGGAAACACTATATCAGAAGAAGTATTGAAACCAAATGCCTTACAAACCTCGACCAAATCCCAACCTTGATCCTTCTGAGCCATATGTAAGTATAGCAATGAATCGGGAACTTGTTTTCTAAATTCAGCAAAAGCCTGAATAGTACGAGGAATATCCTTTCTCTGCTGATTCCTGTTCAAATTCATAAAAATAAACTTATCGGCATTAGGGCCAAAATAACGAGTCCTAAATTCATCTATCTGCTCTTGCGGAAGCGGGAAATAATCCACAACATTAACACCATGAGGAATAATATCCATATCAGGACAATCAGGGCACATTTTCTTCGACATATCCTTACCGAACTGTGAATAAGCTACTGGGTAATCAACAACACTGATGTTCTTTATCCATTTTTCCTTAGGCTCACCATCGATAGGGTAATAACAAATAGATTTAAACTTCTTTTTGTTCTGCTTTAAATAAGGTATAAGCTCTGGTAAAAAATCCAAGATAAATGTGTCTTGGAGAAAGAACAAAATATCATATTCCATTTGTGGAATCATATTACAAACTTTCTTTCTTCCATACGGGTCTCTTTCTTGATTAGTACCAGTAGGCCATATTCTATAAGGAAAATTATGAGGATCGCCCCAGTAATTAATACCTAACACATCTATCTGATAACGACCGGTATTATACAAACCTTCAAATATATTCCTACTAACTGTACCAAAACCGGTAGCACAAGTTGGACTATCACAATAAGCTAACACTTTGATTTTTGGTAATTCTACATTCCAAGACTTCTTTTTGTTTTTATTCTTTTTCTTCGCCATCTAATCCTTCCTCCAAATTAATAACATATTTCAAGTTACCACAATCCCAAATTTTATAAAAATTTTCAGGGGGACCGCCTAATTGTTTTCTAAAATTAAATCTATGTACTCTTCTAACACCATCTGTATACCAATAGCCTGTTTTTGTAAAACCTACAAACTTAAATCCTAATTTATCATACAAATTACCATCTGACCAACGACGATCTGCATAACTAAAAATAGACCGCCATTCATATTTAATAGTGAAGTACTTAAGTAATTTAGAAGCAGCACCAATAACTCTTAAACCTTTTGCACTACAAAACCTATTCAGTTCCCAGACACCATCTTTTGTATGTGAGCCTTTAGCAATATTTCCAGTCGAAAAAGTCATAACGGACACCAAATCCGAATTAAAAAATAGACCTAATTTAACTGTACTAGAATCCCTACCTTGTAAATGATTTTCATCTAAAAATTTATTTTTAGTTTTAGAGTCAACCAAACCGACTTCACAATTTCTAGCATAAATCTTATCATAATTTACAATACCTAAAATATTACTCAATCTGTCCAACACAATATCTTTTTTGAAACGCCATTCATCATCAAAAACAGTTATCAACCTATACCCTATTTCACTGCACCTATTTAACTTATTTATATGATACTCTTTGTCCTTACCCATTGGTTCTGAATGCCAGTATAAACCGCAATATTCTATAGCTATCTTTTTTTTCGGAATTACAATATCCAATTCATGTGGAGCTATAATAGTCCTATCATTCCCCACAACAACAAAATTATTATCAATTAAAAAATCAACTAATTCCGATTCTGGTTTAGAAACATTATGTGAACACTTACCACATCTACAACCTTGCTGAAAATCATTCCACCTTATACTACCATAATGACCATTAGGGCAAATATATTCCAATTTATCAAATGCATTTACATAAGTATCAGACACTAATTGATACCCTTCACTATCAAACACAGACTTTATAAAAGCATAATCAAGCCTATACTTATCATCCCGTTTTTTTAAAGAACACCGCTTACACCTAACACCGGAACGCCAAGCAGCCCAGGATAATAAAACCTCATGACCATCAGGACACTTTAACAAAAGTTTAGTAGATGCGTTCACGTAATCATGCTTACCAGACAACAACATATAACCTTCACCCTTAAATGCTTTTTCAAATACAGCAAAAGGTGTTCTTATTGAGTCCACATAACAGGACTTACACCTATTACCTCTCTGCCAATGGCTATAACTAAGGCCGCCTTTGTGACCATTAGAGCAAATAAAAGATAACTTCTGTTTTGTATTTCTATACTCATCAACAGTAGTCAATAATGTATAACCTTCAACATCAAAACTATGTTTTATATCATTAAAGTATAATCTTGTACCATTACAATATTTACATCTACGGCCTGTAGACCATTTCTGCCATGACAGTTCAAATACATGGCCTGATGGGCATTTCAACAATAACTTACTATGAGCATTCACGTAGTTATTAGATAAAACAACGTAACCTTCACTTTCAATAACTGATTTTACATGCCCTATAGTAAGCTTGTTCATTATTATTCCTTACCTACAACCCCCTTATTTTTTACGAATTTTTCTAGTAGCCAAAAATGGACTTGTAAAACTAGTTTTAGCCGCGCCAAGAATCAGATCCCTGGCTGCTGGGTTTTCATTTGCATACTCCTCTACAGCCTTCTTATTAAACTTAGACATTTTAAGTAAGTTTTCTATAGGAATTATCTTAGAAATAATGTCTGGATCATACTCGGTTCTAGAGTTTTGTCTTATGTAAACTTCCTTGTCCTTAAGAGAAAAATTAGAATCACCACGTTTTATTTTTTCCATAATTATCATGGACAATTCTCTATCTCTTTCCTCAAGAATTTTTTTTATTGACTTAACTTCCTGCCACTCTTTAACTAAATCTTCTTCAGGCAAACTCAATACTTGTAAAAATTTATAGTCAGAATGCTTACAAGCTTTCTTATATTCATCACAATATTCCCTATAATCACACCACGGACAAAACATATTAAGTTGTGGCTTGGCATTTCTCTTCGTAAAAGAAACCATTTGATCGTATATTATTTTAAGATATTCTTCAAAAGCGGCTCTTTCATCTATTGTTCTATAACTATACAGCATTTCTGATTTAAGCAGGTCCAAACTCAATATGATTCTTTTGTAATTAGGCCATTTATAACTCGCAACAAGATCATATATAGACAACTGAATATCAGTTTTCATCTTATCTGGTGTTGGGGCTGTCTTAGACGTTTTATAGTCCACAATAAGTAATGTATCCTCATCTACCTCCACTACCTTATCTATAGCTCCAATCAACGGTACACCATCTTTAGTGGCTATATCTTCTGTATCAGCAAAACCAAATCTAATTTCCAATCCTAATATCTTACCTAAATCAAAGTCATTAACTCGTTTGCTGACAAGCTTTTTGCCTTCATCATGAATTATTTTATCTTGTATGCCTTCTTTTACTGCCACTTCCTCATATTTAGCTAATATTTTTTTCTTATCTGTCTTAGTAAACTTACCTTTTTCTTTCCAAATATTACCCGCCAACTCTAAGGATTCATGCACTGCCAAACCAAGCCTGAACGCCAAACTTGGAACCTTAGGTAAATGCTCTACATAGTTGCACCAATACTTATATTTACATTCCAAAAAGGAATCAATACGTGTAGCGCTTAATTTTATATTTTTATTCTTCTTAGGCATTAACGTCCTCCCTTACCCACAAAAAATCTATTCGATCCTTTCAATCGCCCTAACAAATGCTTTCCTCCATCTTCCCACTTAGATATACATTTTAAAAGCTGCTCATATTCTTCATCATTAAGTGAGCCTTTAGCTAAATTACAACTTTTACAACATAAAACTAAATTAGAAATCTTAGAACTACCGCCCCTTGCTAACGGTGTCTGATGATCTAATGAAATATTCTCCTGAACAAGTTCTTCACCACAATAAACACATTTTTTACTACAATCCATTAGTAATTTTTCCAACTCAGCTTTAGTAGCAGCTTCCTTTTTACCAGAAGCTTTGACTAATGATGCTCTATAACAACCAGCTTTCCAAGAAAACCAATTATTATATTTCAGTCTATAATAATGTTTCTGGTCATTTGCCTTAGCATTTTTAGATTTCTTAGATTTAGTTCTTTTTTTCTTACGATCACCATATATCCAAAATCTTATTTGATCTATAGGAAAATCTGTAGCTTTTGCTATCCTCTTTGGGCCGAAACCCTTTTCCCTCAAATCTATAACTTGTTGTTTTTCTTCCTTAGTCCACTTTCTTAATGCATAAGAAGTGTCTATAGGTGTACTTTTGGCCATTTAACCCTCCCGTATCCGATGTAAAAATCGGAATTTATTTTTCTATATAATAGGAGGTCAGTTAAATGACCGACCGTGTCTCCTCTATGTTCCGCCTTTCTTGTCGGGGTTATAGTAATTTATTTGGAGACTATTTAATCCTGACACATAGTGGCATAATTATAGCTCTCTCTTATATTTATTAACATCCAATATATAAGTTTTTACTCCAGCATTTGGAATTGAAAAACATTTACCTAAACGCATTTGTTCCATTACCCATTTATGTTGCATTGGCTGTCTGGCTTTAACTTTTCCGGTTTCAACCCAATAATTCATAAAACCACCACCAGAATAACTATCAAATTCGAACCCCAAAGAATCCATACTCCCGCCTATATGATGATCGTAATCGCTGTAAAATTTTAATTTTCCAACTTTGACTTTATGTTTCCCAATCTGCAAAGTTTCATAATTACGCACAAAATACTTCAATAACTTAGAAGCACCACCAACAACATAAGAAAATTTCAGAGTACCAACCCTGATTACCTCTATTATATCATTTGTTTTCCCAAAAAAGTTTCTACCATAACTATACAACATTAATAATGTATTTTTCTTTAATCCATTCTTATCTTTTTTAAGATACAAACCTAAACTTAAACTAGCGCCCCTCTTACCATAAAAACAATTTTCTTCTTCAAATGCCCTACCTTCCTTTGGCCACACTTCTCTAACTTCACAATCTCTGGCATAAAATTTATTAGGAGTTATTCCATAAGCATGAAATATTTGTGACTTCAGCACGCTGTTCTTTCTTTTATCTTCCCATTCAAAATCTTTAATCCACATTTTGAATGAATTATTTTTTTCAGCATCAACAGATTTTTTATAAAAATAATCTTTATCTACCCCGTCTATTCCGTACTTTGGATAAGCAATTGGAAAATCTAAAGACGGTACATATTCAATTTCGTGCATTCTTCTTCCAGAAGGATCATTGTAGAATAAACAAAAATTGTTAAGTTCAGTAGAATATTCAATATTGTTCTCTTCCAAAAAAAGTTTTATTTCCTCTATATTTTTAATATCTTTTTCTGTCATTTAACCCCTCAATAGTATTAAATCTCCTTCAAGACTTTTGCCTGTTCTTCAGTTAAATCCTCGGCTTTAGGTAATTGAATAAAAAATCTAATATGCAAATCGCCCGGCGGCCCGCCATTAATACCCGCTGCCCCAGCTCCGGGGATCTTTGCGAGAAATCCAATAGGCATATTAGCTGGTAAATCCAAATCTACATTTTTTTCAACAAGCACAGAGCGCACACCATCACAAGTCGAACACTTTTTAATAACTGTAAATCCAGCGCCAAGGCAATCAGGACACGGTCTTGAAGAGGTAATAGTCATACCTTGGTTATTTTGGGTGGTCATAACTTGCCCTGATCCATTACACTTTGGGCAGGTTTGTTTTTCTTCAGCACCGGTGCCGGAACAAGAAGTGCACCTTTCCCTGATAGAATAGTTTGCTTTAAAATTACCACCAAAAATAAAATATCTCAACGGCACATCCTGATCAATCCCTACCGGCTGACCTCTACGAGGCGCATTTGGATCTGGCCTACGCATACGAAACATATCACCAAAAGGGTTAAACCCTATATTGTTTGCTGGATTATCATAGGCCATACGTTTTTCTGGATTAGATAACACAGAATAGGCTTCGTTCAATTCTTTGAACTTGTCCTCATCACCACCAATATCAGGGTGATGCTCTTTTGACAATTGTCTAAATGCTTTCTTTATGCCATCCGGAGTAGCATCTTTATTTACACCTAAAATTTCGTAATAATTCTTACCCAATTGGAAGGACCTCCCACCAAAAATTACAATCTAAACATGTGTACCTATTACAGTATCGAGTGTGGTTAGACTCAGAAACATCCACTGCTTTAGAAGTACAATTCAAACATTTAATTATATAATCATCCATAGCAGCATTTCCTTCTTTTATATTTCCCAACTTAATCAAAAACTCATCAGCAGCCTCTTGAGAAATAGAAAAACCGCCCTCACTGTCATAAACAATGACTTCCTGCAACTGTTCAGGATTAGCAGCCAAAACCTTACCCAAACCTAGATCCGTTATATCAAGCTTTGACTCATCAACAACATGCCCGTTAATCCCTTTCCACACCGAACCGCAATTAGGACACATATTATATTCCATATAATTTTCCTCAGAACAATGTCTGCAAGGAAATATTTCATGAAAGAAACAACAATCATTTTCATTATCACAATTAAAGCAAAGCATATCATTCCCCAATCCCTGGATCAACCAGCTCAACAATCTGTCCTAAAATATCTACAGTATCTTCTTTAAAAACTAACAAGATGGGCGCAAAAAACTGCCCGTTTTCTAAACTAGGATATTGCTTAGTAGCAAATAATATCTTACTAATAGTAGGCAAATCCATAACCGAATTCTCATCGTAAAGCTCAAAAGAATCATTTTTTCCAAACGTCCCTTCTGGAACATCCGGGGCTACCTCAGAGTACTTTCCCCGGCGAGGGATATTTATTACATAATTCTTAGATGTCCTAAAACGATAATTAAAAGCAGGCAACAAAACCATAGTAGGTACTCCCACATTAATTCTATCAGCCCAATCAATCAAACTAGTCTCAGCCACTTTATCTTCCATCATTATTCCTCCACAACAATAAAATTATCAACAACTACATCGGTCCAGTATTTTTTATCGAAACCCCCACAATGTTTACAACGTCCATCATAAGAGCGTTCTTCAATATGACCATGTATTTTAACAAAACTATCTTTAGACACCTCTGAAAGAGCATCTGCATTAGCATTCCAGGCAGAAATTTTAACATATTGACTTTTGCCATTTCCTGTCGGTATAGCTAAACTACCACTAAACAAACTACTATTTTTATCGCCTACTTTTCTTAAATTAGGATAAACTACTTTACCCACCAAACTTACAAAATTTTCCCCAATCATACATAACTCCTTAAATAAGAATAAACTTCTTCATAAGTTAAATCTGCTGGATCTAAACCATCACCATTCTCATCAACTTCTGTAATAAAAACAACATCTACATCTATTTTATTAGATAAAACATGATAAGCATCTAACGCTCCAGACACACCAGCCAAGTCGTTGTCAAAAAACAAAACCACACCCTTCATAGCATAAGTATACAAAAGACTCTGTTGGCCTGGAGTAACTTTAGATCCCATAATACAAGCGCTATTATTTATACCGTACTGGCGTAAGCGCCAAACACTCTTAAAACCTTCAACTAAAATAAGTGGTTTATCTAAAGGTACAATATTATTCAAATTATACAATACAGAATCTTTATTAAACCCCGGGGTAATCCAATATTTACTTTCATAATCAACATTTGAACGGGGGTCTCTCAAACTATAAGCTAACAATTTATTATCTACACCTCTTATAGGAATTACATCCCTACTTAAACCATCACCAGTTCTATAACCACCACCAATTTCAAAATAGTCAAGAACTTCTTCCGTAAAACCCTCGTCTCTAAATAAATCTGACCTATAACCTAAATAACCAACTAATCTTTCTTCATTAACTTTTGGATGTACATAATTACTTTCAGTATTATAATTTATAAATTCCTTACGCTCTCTTTCCTGCCTATATTTGGCCCCCAGAACTGAGTCATAACCCCCCACAAGATCTTGAAGATAGGCTACAGCTTCCATAAATCCAACTTTGTTCATGCCCATAATTAAACCTAAAACATCGTTACCAAACACATCATGACATTTATGGGAAAAACAAACCCAAGTCTTAAGATGCTTATTAAATCTAAACGATGTAACATTATCCCCGCCATGTATAGGGCAGCAACCTCTAAGCTCCTTAGGAGTTTCCTTGAAAATTTTAATTCCTAAAGACTCCACTAAATATCTAGGATCAACAGCCTCTTTCAAACATTGAAGTTTAGTTTTAAATACTAATTTTTTGTCTTCAGATAATTGTGTCATCAGAGTCCCCATAATTTACAATTTTGTTACTATAATCTATAATCTGCTCCTGTGGCTCTGCTTCCGCAATATTAAGCCAAGATTTTCTAAATAAATAACCTATACCTTCTTCAGGAGTCATTCCGCCGCGGCGGGTTTCCCTAACAACAAGCTTAAACTGTCCGCCCTGAATACCTTTTGCTTCAACTTCTTCCTTTGTTTTATATTTCCACTCCATAATAGTATCAGCATACCTTACAATTCTATCACTGTCTGCTACTTTCTCATCACGATTAAGCTGTACGGCAGTTAAACATGGTATATTTAAAGAGCCTGTAAGGTCTTTTAATTTAGTAGTTACATCACCAAGAATTTGGTATTCTTTCCTTCGAGCATCTACACTGCGACTATCTGGTTCTTTTATGTAATCAAACACCATCAAACCGATATCGTGCTTCAATTTGTATTTTTTATATAAAGCAGACAACTTATCTACAGTATACCCCGGCATGTATTCATGAAACAATTTACCTTTCTCCATGATACTAGCTGCTCTTTTTAATTTCTCATAATCCTCAGAAGTATAACCTCCGTGTTTAACTACGCGCTCAGGCACACCGGACATACTCGACAATATACGATCTCGCCATTGGCCAAACCCCATTTCAGTATCTACGTATAAAACAGGATACTTAGGACCGCCGATATAAGCAACATAATATGCTATATTAGACAATAAAGAACTCTTACCCATTTTTGGACGAGCTGAAACTACATTTAGAGTTGCCGGAACCAAACCATCTATTTGCGAATCCAATATCTTATAACCAGTAGATATACCCATCTGTTTAACTGGATTCTCCATTCTTTCCTCAATCAGTTCCCTTAAACCCTCTATAGCATTCTTTGGTTCATCTATAGACATACTTTCTGTGGACAGATCCAAGATTTTATTTTCAATACTGCCTATTAAATCTTCACTATCTAAACCTGCCTTAGCATTTTTTTCTATATCTTTTAAATTGTCATTTACAATAACATATAATTTATATTTTGTATAAGCTTCCAAAACACTGGCGAGATAAATATCAAAATTGCTATTAGCTACCTTCATATTATTAATAGATTTAAGATAATCTATACCACCAATACTCTGTAAACTACCAAATGCTTGTTGAGCCACATTAACAACCATAGCCAAATCAAACGAACTAGTGCCTTGTTGCTCAAGAACCCCAAAAATAGTGAACAATGTGCTATGATCAGGGTCAAGAAAAGCATTAGCTTCTAGTTTATTTGCTAAATCATAATAGAAATTTGCATTCTGAAAGCAATAAGACAACAATGCCCGTTCATCATTAGGATTACAAAACAATTCTTTAATCTCAATATCATTCATTACAGCTTGCGCTCCCTTCTAATAGCATATAACTCATTATCTCGGCGTGTTAACTCTCTTTTGAAAGCGGCTATAAGTTCAGACACTGCTTTATCAATACCTTCCATCTTAACTAAATCATCTTTTAATTCATTAAGTTTATTTTCCATTAAAGAAGATTCAGGATTACTTCTTATTAAGTAATCTCTAGCAGCTGTCTTAGTACCATACTCTTTAATTATCGCTTTAGATATCCATGCCGAAATTAAAAATTCCAAATCACTTTGTAATTTATTAATTGATGATTTTATTTTATTAACTTGATATTTATAAAAAACCAACCATTGAGCTAAAGCTACTACATATTTACTAATAGTAGTATCCGCTACCTTGTCTAAGTTATTAACATCAAAAGCCCATATCTCCTCAATTAAACTAGTATTAGGTTTAATCTTAGCAAACGACATCAGTTCATCAACCATACCATATCCCCTTAAGAAACTTTATCATCCTCAATACGTTCTTTTAATGGTCTCAAATCATGCATTCCAGTACAAAATAATTGATGCTCTATCAACGTACCAAATTTATCATATATAGGTAAAGCATGCCCTTCCATTGGTAATATAGTGCCATTAGGAAGTATGTCTGTCTGACGACACACCAAACTTAAATTACAATATTTACACTCTCGCATAATAGTCCCATCATCTAAACACTGAAAATCATCACAATCCTTATTATATTTTACTGAATCTTTGGTGCGGCCATTTTCTCTTTCTTCATCAGGTACATTTACTATCAAATTACTACTCATAAAAACAACCTCCGTCTAATACTTTATCAATTTTTTCTTTCACTAATTCTTTTGTTATTTTTTCATTATAGTGGAAACGAATCAAACATTCACCGTTCCCTTCCACATATTGTATCTTTAAATTATCTCGCTTTTTCTGTGCCATAAAAGCTTCCCTGCTGCCATGAAAATGCTTAACAAACTCCGTATGTTGTCTACCTTGGACCTCTATATAGACACCAAAACTCTTTATATAGAAATCAAAAAATAGTTTTTGACCTTTATAGTTCACATAAACTTCTTTATCAATCCTGCTATTAAAAACTTTAGGAAAGATTTCAATCAGAATGTCGTATATCTCATCAGCTATTTTGCTCATATAGCACGTCCAAACCTACCATGTCAATTACTATAGCTCTTATTTTATTGTAAAATTCAGCATTATCAGGATCTCTTAAATAAAGGGCTGCAGCAGCTTCACCGTTTGCAAAATTTTTACCGTCATATTTATACCAACTCCCAACCTTCTCGATAATGGCTAAATCAACAGCTAAATTCAAAACTTCCTTATGCACGTCATAGCCTTGACCGTATATCAAATCAATAGAAGTTTTCTTAAAAGGCGCAGCTAATTTATTCTTAACAACCTCAAATTCAGTAGTATGACCTATAAC